GGACTTGGCACTAATTCACCAAGCGTTCCGCTTCATCAAGTAGCATCATCACCAAGATTTATAATGCAAGCAAATGCATCAAAGACCAGCGGAAATCGTGCTGACATTGACGCAGCTAATAGTGATGGAAGCACCGTTGGCCTTATTCGTTTTGGTGCTGTCACTGATAATGTAGGCACAAATATTCAGTTTTCTACTCGCCCTGCCTCTGGTTCGTTAACTGAGGCTATGCGTATTAATAGTTCGGGAGCTTTACTTATCGGAAAAACCTCCGACAGCATTTCCAATGACGGTATATCAGCAGCAGGTAACGCAACGGGCGGTGGTCATTTAAGTGCTACTAATTCGGGTAATCCAGCCTTTGCTGTAAATAGAAAATCTTCTGATGGTTCTTGTGTTAGTTTTAATCGTGATGGCTCAATAGTTGGAAGTGTTTCAGTTAGTTCATCTGGCACAACCTACAATACCACTTCAGACATCCGTCTAAAGCAAGACATAGAACCACTTCAAGCTACCGACAAGTTAATTGCTATGAAGCCTGTCAGTTTCACTTGGAAAGCTGAACCTGACGGTCCTCGCAGCATGGGCTTTATTGCACAAGAGATGCAAGAGGTTATGCCAGAGGCTGTGTCTGCAGATGATAGTGAAGAAAAGATGTTATCAATGGATTATGGACGCATCACGCCAATCCTTGTATCAGCCTTACAGGACGCGCATAAGAAAATTGAAGAATTGGAAAGCCGTATTGCGGCGATGGAGAGTAAGTAATGGGATTTATTGGACCAGAGTTTCACGTTCTTGGTGGTTTAAGTAGCTTTATGGATGCGAGTAAAAGTGCTGGTGGAGGCTCTACAGATGGGGGTAACACTGTATCAGGTGTTGTTAGAGCGTGTCAACAGGGCAGTAGTTCATTTACCGCTGGAAGTTATAGCGGCACTTGGCTCGTATTATGCCACTCAATTGAAAACAATGGTCGTCATGGTCTTTGTGTAAGGACAGCGTAATGTTTTCAGGTATCACATATAAAAATGTTCGCAATCCTCAGTGGCATAACTCTGCAAAAACTATGATTGAGTGTGAAGTAGATTTTGATCATTTGGGTGATGAGGATGTTTACTCTCCTTTTATTGCTGTGGGATCTGGCGACTATGACCATACACATCAAATTTACGCAGAATGTGTAGCTGGTAAGTACGGAACTGTTGCGGCATACTCTGCTCCTGCTGATATTACTGGCACTGAGGCACAGGGGTATCTCCGCATGGAACGTGATCGGTTATTAGCTGAGACTGATTTTTACGGTAACTCTGATGTTACAATGTCTACTGAAATGGAAGCATACCGTCAAGCACTGCGGGATATGCCAGCAAATAATGCAAGCGCTGTTCTTCAATACAAAGAACCAACTGGCACAGTTGAACGCACTACTGGTATGCCGTATGGCTACACAGTTTGGTCAAATGTAACTTGGCCTACAAAGCCATAGGAGAGAATAATGGCTAATAGTTATACATGGACATTCCCAACGCTTGAAAGGGTGGCAACAGAGAACGGTAACTCTGATGTTATTAAAACAATTCATTGGATTGTGGAGGCTGTGTCTGACAGTGATAAAGACAGCGAGGGCAACTGGTTGAGGGCAAAACGCTACGGCACAACGGCTGTATCACAAGAAAAGGGTGTATCATTTACAGCTTACAACTCAATTACCCAAGATTGGTGTAAGGCTAAAGTGTTGGCTGCACTAGGCGAAACAGAAGATCAAGCAAAAGCGTCGCTTGATGCAGTTATTACAGAACAGAAAACACCAACAACCCTCACTGGCACACCCTCCGGCTGGTAGATGTTTTAGTTAGGAGACTGTGTTGCCTCTTACCAAGCTACAATTTAGGCCTGGAATAAACAGAGACGTAACTAGTTACTCAAACGAAGGTGGTTGGGTAGACTGTGAAAAGGTGCGTTTTAGGTTAGGATTTCCTGAAATAATTGGCGGTTGGGAAAAACTAACTGATCAAACTTATATAGGAACCGTGCGTTCATTATTCAATTGGGTTTCTTTAAATGGTGATGATTTTCTAGGTGTAGGAACTCATCAAAAATTTTATATTGAACAAGGTGGTGTTTTTTATGATGTCACTCCTATAAGAAAGACTAGCACTAATAGTATAACTTTTGCGGCTACCGATGGGTCTTCAACTATAACAGCCACTGATTCTGCTCACGGTGCTGTAGAGGGAGATTTTGTAACTATCTCTGGAGCTGTTTCTCTAGGTGGTAATATCACAGCTACCGTATTAAATCAAGAATATCAGATTGCATCTGTTCCGACTAATAGCACTTACACTTTTATTGCAAAAGATACTACAGGAGCCACTGTTACTGCTAATTCAAGTGATAGTGGTAATGGTGGGTCTGGAGTAGACGGTGTGTATCAGATTAATACAGGACTTAATACCAGTGTAGGAGGCACAGGCTGGGGAACAGGCACTTGGGGTAGAGGCACATGGGGTTCAGGAACAGACATAACAACTATCACACAATTGAGAACATGGTCTCAAGATAATTTTGGTGAGGACTTACTATTTAATCCTAGAGATTCTGGTATTTTTTACTGGGACAAAAGTGATGGTTTAACTCAACGTGCAGTGAATATTACAAGTCTTACAAATTCTGTTGATCCACCTACTATTGCTAAACAGGTAATGGTTTCTGATAATGATAGACACGTTATTGCCTTTGGATGCAACCCTGTGGGTTCTGGAGAGCAAGATCCTTTACTAATAAGGTTTGCTGATCAAGAAAATCTTTTGGAGTGGAATCCAACAGGGACAAATACAGCAGGTGATTTGCGTATTGGCTCGGGTTCTGAGTTTGTAAGAGCTATTGAAACTAAAAGAGAAATAGTAATATTCACAAATAACTCTTTACATTCAATGCAGTTTATCGGTGCTCCTTTTACATTTGGCATACAGCCTATTGCTTCTCATATAACTATCATGGGACCTAACTCTGCGGTTTCTGTAAATGAATCTATTTTTTGGATGGGTAAGGAAAACTTTTATATTTATGATGGTCAAGTAAAAGAACTGCCTTGCACTGTAAAAGAAAAAGTATTTTTTGATTTTAACTCACGGCAACCCGATAAAGTATTTGCAGGAGTAAACTCAGAGTTTACAGAAATTATATGGTTCTATTGTTCTGATGGTAATGCTGTCGCTAATGGTGGTGATGGTGAAAATGATAAATACGTAGTTTTTAATTATGGAGAAGGTATTTGGTATTACGGCTCACTTTCAAGAACAGCATTTATAGATAGAGGTATCCGTCAGTTCCCCATAGCGGCAGGTGGTCAATACCTCTACAATCATGAAGTCGGCTATTTAGATGATGGGTCTGCAATGATTTCCTCTATTGAGTCTAGCCCTATAGATGTGGCAGATGGTGATAGGTTTGTATCGATTAGTAGAATAATTCCAGATCTTACTTTTAATGGATCTGTTACTGATGTTCCCTCAGTGAATATTACTGTTAGAGGTGGGGATTATCCAGGGGAAGGATTTGATCAATCTGACGCCGCCTCTGTAACTAGAACGGCAACTTCTACCACCGTGCCTTTTGAACAATATACGAACAAAGCTGATATACGAGTAAGGGCTAGGGCATTTGCTCTTAAAATAGATTCAAGTGATGCTAATGTCCGTTGGCGATTAGGTAGCCCACGCATAGAAGTTAGACAAGATGGTAGGCGATAATGGCTACTAATGTAACCCCACTTCCAAGATTACCAACACCACCACAACAAATTGATGCTGTGTATCTTACAGATTTAGTTCGTGCTCTTGAGAGTATGATCCGTCAGTTACAAAACCCTCAACTTAATTTTCCAGAAATACCAAGTAGCAGCACTAGTAATACTTTTGTTAAAGGTGATATGTTTATATCAGATAATGGGTTTGTAAAAATAGCACAGGCAGGTGATATATTTAGTGGTTCAGTCGGCGCAACAGCTTCATTAGGAACAGTGACAGTATCTATTTCCTAAGGTTGCATAACAAGAATAATGAAGTTATGATGCAGTCAGCAATTATCAGGCATAGCTACCCTGCATCTCATTTTTAAAGGAAATAAAGATGCAAGGTATCGCCACATTACCATATGATATACAAGCACAACCCTTAGTACCTGTTGGTGGTGTTGAGACAATGCAGTCAGCCGCTAGAATGTTGGCTGATTTTGGTCGTGAGGGTGATACATATATAGTTCATGCCGCAGAGGGTGAAACAGTTATCCCTCTAGAAGTGCTTGAAGCTAACCCCCGTATGAAATCAATGATATATCAGCAGATGCACGATATGGGGTTAGAGCCTGAGCGGTATATCGTT